CTTTGATATGCTTATACCAAGAACCTGTCTTATCTAATTTACCATCATTAATATCGTGATATAATTTGTCTAATTGTTCCTGCCATGATAAGTATTCTGTTTGTCTTTTACTTAAAACACCCGATAAAGTTTCTGCTGTATTACCTGCTGTTTCATAAGATGCTATTTGTGAATCTGTTGGTTTAGAAAAACTATATGTCCATGTTTTAATATAATCTCCACTCCCATCATTTTGTAAAGATACTTTTGTATTATCCCATGTTGCAGAGTTTGCCTCTATGTATAATTTTACTTTTGTATATAAACTTGCCATTATGTTAATTTAAAACCTCCAAATCTTGACCTAAATTCTCCACTGTTAATACCCGGTTGAAGATTTACTGCTGTTTCGTGTCTAGCATAAATTTCAATGTAATCACCTGCACTTAAATCTATAATAGTGTGAGCATCAAAAGATAAAACACCACTTGTTCTTTGTATTCTGTTATAACTAGATTCACCTTCGTTACTACCATTTTTATATATATTAACAACAAAAACAGAACCTTCGTTTCCATCATCTGTTCCTAGTGTGCAAGTAATATAATATTTTCCTCCCATACCTGATGGTACTGTAAATCTTTGATTTGTGCTATGGTCATAAGCACTATCAGTGTCAAAAACTTCTGTATCAAAATCAACTTTAGTATTAGTATTGCTGCTTATACTTTGGTCTGCTGACATTCGTGCCATAAAAGCAGGTGTGTTTTGAAAAAATTGTGCATCAATTCTTTTTATTGTTCCTGCATCAGATATTAATAATTCATCAGTTGCTGCAGGTACTGCAGCTAAAGCTGTTTGTCCTGATATAATATTACTTGCTAAACTTGCAGGTACGACACCACTAGCAGGAACATCAATAGTTCCTACAGCCTTTGCTTGATGGACTACATAAATATTATTTGTACCAGAGGGAGGTGCTCCAGTAAATGTAAGTGTAGTTCCGCTTATGCCGTATGCAGAGTTTGGGTCTTGACGCACATTTTCTACAAAAACTTCTATGTCAAAAACTGAACTTGGTGCAATGTCTAGTGTAAAAGCAGTTGTGCTTCCGTCACCACTAAACCTTTTACCTTGTAAAGATTGAAACTGATTGGTTGTATCTATAGGTGTACCAACGTATGCCATCTTAGGTTATCTCCATAATTGATACAGCAATGTCAGCAGCACCAGATGCAGTTAGTTTTAAAACATCTGTTGTCTCCATAACAATTTTATTACCTGATAATAATTCAAGTGTACCTCCTACAGGAATAGGTGCATTAGTTACTAACTCTACGTCTTGGTTAGCTTCATCATTTGCTCCTGCTCTGTTCGAAGTATCTGAACTCAAGGTAACGGTGGCAGTAATTTGACTAGTTGTTGTATTACCTACCATTACACCGAGAACTACAGTCGTTGTAGAACTGGCTACAGTATAGATAACATCTTCACTAGTAACTCCTGCTTTTGTTACTGTTTTAAATGTATTTGCCATTTACCCTCCTATCCTAATGCGATTGCCAATGCTGTAGGATCTTCTTGAGAGAATCCTTGAGCTGTCATTAATGTTACTACTCTAGATAATGCTGCTTTTCGGTTTGTACCTCCAGCACCATCATCCACTATAATTAAATCTGATGTTGTTAGATCTGCGCCTATGTCAGATCCTCCATCAATCTCTAATGCTGATAAAGCAACTTTACCTGCCGTAGATATTGTATCTAATTTTGTATCTGCAATTGCAGCGCTTGACTTAATGTCTGCATTTACAATGTTTGTAATTGTATTGTTATCAGAGTCAATAGATTTATTGGTTACAGTTTGTGTTCCTGTGTCTGATAAAAGTGTTGCATCACTATTTCCTATTGTGCTACCACCTGGTAAAGTCAAAGTATTTGTAGCTGCTTGAGCGTGTGGTTGTGCAGTTAATGTTTGAGCATGTGCGTTACCTGACTCACAATAAAATTTTAATTGTGAAGGTGAGCCACTATTTGTCTTAAACTCTATAACTCCACCTTCAACCGTTAAATCATCTCCAATACTGATGTCCCCTGTAACTGTTACAGAGTCAACATAAGCATCTTTAAATCTTACAGAGTTTGTTCCTAAATCAACGTCACTATCTGTTTGTGGACCAAATACTCCATCTGATACAAATACTTGTTCTGCATTTGCAGCATAAAAATGTATTTCATCGGCAGTTTCAAAATCTATTTTTGTTTGATCATCTTCACCAATTTTAACATCGGTTGCTAAAATAGATGTAATATTTGTTTGTGCCGCAGCTAATGATGCTGCTCCGTTTGTAGCTATGCTGAGATCACCAGATATAACTACAGGATTAAAATTTGAACCATCACCAATAAGTGCTGCACCACTAGTGTTAGTATTCATAGTGATATCATCACCTGTAATTGTTAAATCACCAGTGACGGTTAAATTACGTCCAACAGTTACATCATTGTTAGAATCTTCAAAAATTAATTTACTTGCGGGTATTGTGCAAAATACGTCTTTTGTTCCAGATGCGAAATCAACAGCACTATCGCTATTAGAGCTAGATATAACAGTGGTTCTAGTTAAGGTAGAACTATCACCGTTTAAAGTTCCTAGGCCGACTTCAAACTCAGCTTGATCTTGATGTGCTATACAATAGTAAACTGTATTTGAATTACCAATACCTGCTGCAAAAGTTTCAAAACCTGTGACTGCACCACCTAAGGATACAGCACCTGTGCCTGTTGTTGTTGTGGTTTCTTTTACTCTGTCGTTAATTACTAACGCCATTTAAATTCTCCCCTATGCTAATCTTAATATAGCGTTACTTGCATCAGCGGTAGGAAACTGAATTGTAAAAGTTCCACTGGTAGAAGTTTTATCACCACCAAAATCTAAAACAGCCACAGCTTTATTTGATTGAGAGCTGTTATAAATTAAAGCTCCTCTTGCTGTAATTGTTGCCGATGTAAAAGATATGTCAGCAAAATCGCAAATAGCAGTTGTTCCAGAAGTTGTAGGTGTAACACTTGTTAAAGATCCTCCACCTGAACTATATGTTCCTGAGTCAGACACTTCGTTAGAGGTGCTAAATGCAGTTGTGCTAGCACCTAATGAAGCATCACTTGTATATAAAGCTATTTTAAAAGTATCACCTGAACTCGCTGTAAAGTTGTGCGTTCCTACTAATAACTCTTGTTTAAAACTTGTACAAACAGCTTGACTTATTGCCATGTTTTATTCTCCTATGGGTTTTTAGATTGCAAAGGAGTTCTAAGAGCCCCATGCATATATTCATCTCTTCGGTGTCTTCCCTGTTGTTCTATAACTAACTCTTGAAGAGCACGTTGATATGATTGTTCATAAATTTGCAGCATTTGAGCTGGTCCCTTCAAAAACTTGAAGGCTTCTGCAAGACATCCGTAAAGCAATAATGCAGGAGCATTATCACCTATCCATGAGGTACTGTTTGAACTAGACAGTCTTGTTGGTAATCTAGTTATACCTAATTCAACGTTATACGCTAGATCAGGAGTCGGTGCAACATAAATTGTGTTATGATCCCACCAAGCCCAATATCTAGGCTCTGCAGTTGCAGTTCGATCTGGCCAATATTCGTTCATATAACTTACGTCTCTTTGTTCTAAAAAATTTCTTGTTGGTGTTCCAGAGGGTGCAAATATTTGCATTGTTCTAACAGTTCCTAATGAAGTAGGTTCTGGTCTACCTCCACCTGGTAAAGATAAAAAAGGATTACTGGCTGTTAAATTAGCGCTTTGATGTGATTTAAATACGTCAATATCTACATCTCTAAATATTCTATTTTCTGCGTGTTCAATAAAATCGTTAGTTATTGTAGAAGTAAGAACGTCTGAACTAGTTTCTGTATAATCTAGTATTTGTTGAGTTAATTCTGAATAAGTTACTGCCATTATGATGTACTCACTATTACTCTGCCTAAGTTACTTGAAATTAAAGGAGGCTTTTTTTTTGAAACTTGCATAGAATTATTATATTCAAAAAAACCTGAACCTCCAACAAAAACTGTTATAGGCTCTAATCTGTCGGGTCTAGCATCTTCTATACTTTGTCCATCTGCGGCGTGTTTTTCTTTATCAAGTTGAGGATGTTTTGGTTCAAATTCAGATTTATGAACCATAGAACCGTTCCATTCCTTACGCATTTCTTTGTAAGGAAACTGCATACCGCTTCTATCTGATATAGCTTGCGAATATTTACCAGATGCTTTAGGCATTAAATATAACTTCTTTCAGGTGTTGCAAAAAAACTAGAGCGAGGTCTATCCTCTTCAGATGCTCTTTGCCACTCTTCTTCATATAGTTGTTTTAATAAAGGAGTTCTTTCTGGTGCTTTCTTAACAGAAACATAATATGCTAGACCAGAAGTTAAACACGGTAAAAACCTAGTTGGAACCTCTAGCTGATCATTGTAATCACCAGCATCTTGTATTTTTGTTAAACCATAATATTTAAAAGTATCTGCTGAATCTGGTGTTGGATACAAATATAATGTTGGTGTAGAAGCTCCTCTTTCTAAAAAAAATTGAACTGGTCTACCCTCACTAGATTTTTTTGAAATGTTTAAATATTCAGCTCTACTAATTCTATCGACTTCTATGTCTGTTGTGGAATCGGAAGATTCTGTTACTACAGCCTCTAAGATGTCTATTAAATCAGAATCTAAACTGTAGCTTGATGTGCTTGCTGTTAAGGTTTTAGTTCTTAATTCAACTGTCCATAAGTTAATACCTCTGT